CTGGGATGCGAGGCAAAATTTACTTATTGCTAAGTATCCCGGGTTGACCTCAAAGTTAGAGGTCGAGGAGGTTAGAGCCCACCCCTACAAAGGTGAAGCTCTGCAGACCATTTCCAACGGTCTGCAAACGCCGGGTTTTCACCCGACGCGACTGGGACAAAATCCCAACGCGGACTATGCCTTCGTCTTATGTAAGCACGACGTGCGTTACTCCTAAGCACGACAGAGCCTTCCCTAATACTACCCGCTAAGAGTGCAATAAGTAAGCCGTCTGGGTTGTGAAACCAGCCGGCAAACCCTTGTACCTGATCAGGACGTTTTAGGCTAACGGTACGCGAAGAGAGAACAGAAACTCTATAAGATATAGAGCCATGACCCCCCTTAATGTACTGAGGTTTAGTCAACATGGAGCGAGGTACCTTAACCCCACCATCATCTGACTCATCGAAGGGAATCGGATTAAACCGACATCTCTTCAAGAGAAAGGTGACAAGGTGGGTAAGCATCACCCCATGCCGCGCCGTCCAACGAACTAACCGGTTGATAGCAGAGTAGACATCGTTTACGTCTCGGAGGTGACTTAAATAGACACCTCTGACGTCGCGACCATGAAAATAATCATGGCCGCACGACTCACGGAATGGTCCTTCATTAAAGGACTTATCTGTATTAACGCTAAAACCGAAGACTTCAAGCATGCGGACGACTAGAGCATAGGCCCGAGTGTCAACAATTATGTCGTCTCCGAACACGGAGTAATTTTCAACCCCGTAAGCGAGACTGCCTCGAGGATGCTTGACACGAATGTCGCACAACCTGTAGCAGCTACAGACCAAAGCGGCAAAAATCATCGTTTGTAAGGGGAACGTAAAAGCGTTTCCCATCGATGATATCATATGTAACTCTTCAACCTTACCGTTTGGAAAGACGGTACTTGGAGACCTGCACAGCTTGAGTAGATTTAACACTCTCGAAGGCAGAATCTCTTCGCACAAGGCTAAAGAGATGGAGTCACTAGCAGAAGATAAGTCAATAGTACCATATTTTCCGTTTTGTGAACCCAAACGAGCCATAAAGGAGTTGCGGTCGGGTTGGACTGCCAGATCAATACCAAAGACCTGGACAAGTCGTCTCTCAATCGCTTCTCCTATCCCCTTCTGAAATATCATATTGAGGATAGGCTCGGTACATATGGTCCGCGATGTCTCCGTTGTTTTAGGGACAAACGACAGACGGCTACTTTGTACCACCTTGCTTCCCATTTTACGAGCGCGCAATACTTCCATGGCGCGCCACGTAGGGTTGCAAGAAATGGCATCCACATAAAGTGTGTGGAGGGCTTGATCTGTTGCTGTCATCGTACTGTTGGCCAATTTCGAATAGAAATTGGCTTCATCAGCTCCGATGCTAGAACCAGGGCCTACTCCGAACCCAGAAATAATTGCATTTTGGGAAAGGATAAAGTCCCGGTCACCTCCTGGATAAAAGAACCGTTCGATGAGACTTTTCACCTCACCGACCACAGTTCTCTCCCAAGAGGGGAGGCTAGTTGTATCCAATCGATACGTACGACAGAACTCGTTTACTTTCGTAAACTTGTTCAACGCTACCTCATCCGCAGCTCTCGTAGTCGCAGAAGTACCAGGAAGGTACTTCTTTGTCAACGAACGTCGTAGATGAGACATAGCGAATTGTCGAAGTATTTGACCTGGATAGGGGTCTAATGCCCCATCCCAACCAGCTTCTACAAGATCCTGCTCAAGTAGTAAAGTAAGTTCAGTAGCGTCAATGCGCATACCTGTCTCCTTTAAACACTCCTCTCGTCATCTTTTGGTCCAATAATGTTGTTACATTAAAGAGCCTCCAGACGAGTCATAGAGGTGTATAAGCGGATTTACACAATCCCTGACAGGATAGTGTCACCGATACCAGAACTTTGGTTAGCGATGATACCACCATGTGCAGACAGCGCTGCTTTAACGTTGGCAGCATCCGCAATGTCAGCACCAGCAGGGACCGAAATTTCGGTCCTGATGATGAGGTTGACATACGGTTGGCCAGCGAGAGGTAGCACTCCCTTGCGGGTGAGGAGCTTATACGTGTTCATCGGAACATCCTTCACCAACCCGGTAGTCGGATTCGGTTTTCCTAAAGCTTTGAAAACACGAGGCCGGCTAAAGGTACAAGTGAAAGGCTGCGCGACAGAATGCACAGCGACGCCAGCTTGCGTTCCACCTAATGTCGTGATGGCATGTTGCTTCCCGTTATTATCGGGGGCAATATCCGCCGTCACAGTATAGGTTGGAGCCGTGAACCCCGTCACTGCGGCACCAGTAATGGCGCCACTCGGATTGTAGGACATGTAATACCCTTCAGATGGGGGGTCTAGCCTATTTTCTAAAGGTTCGACCCGACTTCCGTTGAGGATGTAGATTGGCAGAGGCTTGACCAAACAAAGCGGATATGTTAGCAAACTGTCCACTCGTCGGGCCATTCCATTTCACGTACAAAGCTGGTATAATACTATTACCAACTATAGGTACGCGATGAACCGCCTTTCTACGCCATTTAGCACTGGAAGGTTGACCATAGCCGCTAACGTACGCTGCACCAAGAGTATTTCTGGTAAAGTATTCACTGAAGGCATCCTGTCGAAAAGATTCAACAGTTTGCCTTTGAGTCTTTACTGCCCAGATAATATTCGAGGTTTGCGCAAAGGTAGCGTCTAGAAAGTCCCCAATGGAGACGAAGTAGTCAATCAAGAACGACCAGGGAAGAATTTCCCAAAGAGATGGCAGGAACTCAGCAGGAGTAAATCCCCACTGAGCTGCTTGATCTCTAAAGGTCGTCGCAGCATAGAATCGCACTCCACCGACATACTTAATGGTGTCAAACTCAATGATACGGTTAGTATACGTTTGTTGCGTATACAACCCATTCAAAGTGTCGACACCTTTGTTGCCGGTTTGGTGGCTAATCAAATGTTGGTCAGTACCCGAGCCAGTAACGCGCATAACGTTATCTCTTTCGAGAAGAGCGTTAAGAGCCTGCCAGCCCGAGTTAATGTCCATCATGAGAGGTCGCCATCCGAATGTGTATTCTAGCCAGAGCGACGGAATTGCTGTCCACCATTTGGCTCCACGATGAGACCGCTTGTAACCTAAAACGGCATCATAGTAGGAGTTGACATGGCGCCACAGCGCTTCTGCCGGCCTGTGAAGCATCGTCCAAGTCTGACCTAACTCCTTCAGAAATACAGCACCTTGCATTTTGGTCTGTAACTGTCGGACATTAGAGAGAAACTTGTTACGAGCCCTTCCGTCTGCAACTGAACTCCACAAGAAGTTCCACCCGGGATAAGATATGTTGTAGCCGCTTGGGTTTCCCCAAACGGTTTCCACCCATTCCTTGTCCCAGGGAGGCGCGGTATTATTGTTACGAGAATTCCAACGGTAGCGCATAGTCATATCGCCACCGAAGGTTTCAAGGTCGTTGATTTCCCCTTGAAGGGCGCTTGACGCGTCCATCTTGAGTCGAATCTTCGACTTCCAGTTCGGTACAGAGACGCCCGTCCGGTTAGCATAAAGAGTATGGGTTTTCGCCCAAGTCTTAGTGCTTCCCGTCCGCTCGTTCCTGGAACTGAACCGCTCGTTCCAGTAAGTATCACGGTTTATTGTGGTCATTCAGAACCCAGTTAAGGGAGGGATAAGAAATCCCTGCAGTAAAATCACACGGTAGCTTCATCCAACAACAGCCTCACTTCGCGTCTTCCCTTTCGTAGTGAAACTAGGGAAGGAAGGCTAGGTCGTTAAAGCTGAAAAAGATCGCGGACCGCAGTCCCTGACAACGACGAAGTCGCTGCCAGAGGTACGGTCTTCGAGATTCCAGGCAATACCGACACGATGTTCTTCACATCGCCAAGAACTGTTGCTACGTTTGCACCTGATCTACGATCAAATAGTGATAGAATGGGACTTATAAGAGTCCCAAGACTAGCTACCTGATCCATGACCGAGCGCAGACCGGATGTTGAACCATCAGTATGGAGTACCTCCTCGCGGAGATATTTCTCCATGAGCTCGAGGTCTGCGATAGCTCTAACGAGCTTGTCGTAGTCCGCGACTACCTTTTCTGGGGTCTTTAGGTACGCCGTTTGGATCGAAAGGGTCCATCCGGAGTCCAGCAGGCCCTGAGTTGGTAGTGCCTTTAAAACGGCAAACTTCATCGAGATCTCCATAGTGTTGGTCAAGCCCTCGTCCCATCCAAAAGCCAATGAGCAGACACGCTATGTGCGATGCCCCGATTAATATATAAAATATGTTAGCCGAGACCATCGTCATCACGTACTACTCCTTGTCAGTTGGTAGGGTAGGG